TTCCTACTTTATCAGCAGAAGCATCAGTAAATAATAAATTAGCATCCGAACTACCTTCACATCTAAAATCTATATCATCGGCTTGTTCATTAACTACTACATCTCTTGTAGCCGCCCTTAATCTCATAAACTCCGTAAGAGTTCCAGCCTCAATTAAATTAAAAGTAATATGTCCGTCTTCGCTACCATCAGTTGTATCATCCATACCTGCTTCTATTGTAGCATAATTTACTTCTTGAGGTGTGCTATTATCATTTTCACCTCTAAAAACAATTTGCCCTATTAAATCAGCATCATCAATATCAGCCGCCGCATCAGCACCATTTCTAAACAAAACCAAATTAGGCGCAGAAGTAGCAGAACTACCTAAAGTTCCTTCAAGAATTAAATGGTCGCCGGAACCACTATCAATAACATGCAACTTAGCAGAGGGAGTATTAGTTCCAATACCAATTTTGGCTTCGTTTTCATCAATGTAAAAATGATTAGCACTAGTAGTTCCGTGTATTTTAAAATCCCTACTTTGGGTGTCAATGTTGTTTACTCCACCATATGAGCCCAAGTCCATGAATGAATCTACGGAAGAGTCCATATCTCCAAATTGCACTCTAGGGCCGCCTCCACCTTTAAGAGTAACACCGTAATTATTAGTTGTATCTTTAACTTGTAATTGTGCGGCGGCACTTGATAAAATTAAATCTTCTTGGTTGTATGTTAAACTACCTGCGGCTATTGCACCTAATCCATCAACAGAGAAAACAGAGGTATCTCCTTCATCTCCATCGGAATCATCATCAGTTAAAATCTCAAACTTTTCATCAGCAGTATTATCCGCCAATACAAATCTAATATCAGCATTAGCAATTTTATTTTTGAATGTAGTTCTATCCGCATCTCCAATTACAGACATAGTTTCTGTATAAACAGTAGAAGCATTATATCCAACACTTACAGAGTTCTCGGATTTGGCAGTAGTGAAGTATTGTATTTGTCTTTGGTCGCTAGTCTCTCCGTGTGCTAATCGAATCATAGCAATAGGAATATCACCTGCTATCAATTGAGGAACAGTGTTTAGAGTTGTTTTGTTACCATTGTCTCTAATGCCGAGGGTATTATCCGCTTGAGCAACTAAAAGGAAATAACCATTACCTGTTGATGGAGGGGCATCAAATGTGCTTGGAGTTCCCGAAGTAAATGTAGTAGTAGCACTATTTGAAGGAACAAGAATTGCTTTACCGTCTCTCATAACCATACCCGAACCAACAACAAATTGAGTATTACCACTAGAATCAGTTTGAACAATACTAAAGTTTTCTGTAGTTGAAGAAGTAGCCGCATTAAGAATGGCAAAGTTTCCTTGAGCCGCTATAGCCAAAGCCTTGAAGACTCCTGTATGGGGAAAATCAACACCATCTACCATACCCCCTAGTGTTGGGTCTACGCTCAATCTACTGTAGTTTCCGTTGTTCAAACTGTTTGTCATATCATTCAACCTCTATCGTTACATAAAAATCTACATCTTCACCGGATGCAAACGGCCCTATTCCATCAAAGGAAAGTCGAGTAAGTAATTCTGTGTCTTGAGCAGTTGTTCCACTTTCGCCAACCTTGATATATGCTTTATTAAATATACCAACCTCTCTAATTGTATGACCTGCAATAGAAGCACCCGTAATAGTAAATTTGAACTCAATAACATTACTATCACTTTGAGAAGAGGATGCTGAAACACTAACAATAGGAACATCTAAATCGGTAGTTAATGGATTAGTAGAATTTCCACCAACACCTACTTTAGCCCTAGTATAAACATGAGCCAAATGACTAGCCAAAACATTTCTTAATTCATCAGTAATCATAGTTCAGCCTCCAATACTGTAGTTTCTGTTGTTGAACCCGCCGAACCAAAACCAACAACTCCGCCAAATCCAATTGTCTGTGAGAATCCAATATTAAAAGAGGTTCCCCCGCTTGACCCTGTTCTATTACGGATAAAAAGTTTGACCTCTCTAATATTTATTAGGTCGAAAAGAGATACTGATTGGTTTAACTCTTTGAATATCTTAGGTCTTAGAGCCGCAGTTGTCTTTTTATTATGAAGTGCTATCTCGGCAAATCTATCCGAAAGACCTTTGCTAAACTTTCCTAGTTCTAATTTGATGAAACCTTCTGTAGTGTGTTCCATCTGTAGTATCATGTAATCAGCAATCTCTACATTTTCTTGTAATAATTCTAGAGTAACAATATCACCTGCCTTTACTTGAGATATATTTAGATGGCCTATTTCAATAGATATTTTTTCATTATGAGAAGAGTGTAAGCGAAGTAATTCACTCGCTCTTTTATCTACATCGGATTGAGTTGCTAGGTTTTCATCATCTACTTCTAATGTTTTTCTACCTCTACTTTTTATGCTTCTTTGATTCTTTCTAATTGACCTAAACCCTGCACCATAAACAATTATTTCATTGTAAAAATCAAATAATACTTTATCTTTAGAGAAGTCTTTGATGTGTAGAGTTTCGTTTCTATCAGTAATAAATAATTTAGAATTGGCATTAGAAGTGTCGTGGTCTGTTAATGAAAACTTATTATCTTCAAATACTAATTTCTTATTCTTTCTTTCTACTAAGTAGTTAATTGCACTGAATAAATCAATACCTTGATAATTAGGTGCTAAGAATAATGGGTAATCTTCTTCAAAAGAAGTAGTGAACTCTATGTCATTTTCTTCTAGTAAGTCATTTACTAAATCTTCGGCTTCACTGCATATAGAAACTACAGAACCAATCATGGCTCTTTTAGGACTACCCTTAATATTACTATTAGTGGTAATTGTAAGTATTTGAGATATAGACATAACTCCCTTAGTTTCTTTATGTTTTCCAAAAATAAGATTACTTCCTTTGTCCGTTCCGTTGTATTCAAAATCAATTGATGTTTTGAATGTGGTTTCTCCGTCACTTATACATAGAGTATTACCAACTTCCGCCAATAAATTATCAGTGTTGTAAAATTGATAAAAGGCTACATCGGCATCTCTAGAAAGAACATATTGTCTTGTTCCCGAAGCGGGAGGAACCGAACCATCTAAATCTACAAGAGCATACATAGAAAGAACCCCTTCGTTAAGTCCTATATTTTCTACATCGGAACCTGTAGTTGAACTGCTTACATCAATAACTCTAGATGAACTTTCATGTTTTGTTAAGTAAGGAGTAATCTCACTATAAGTTTCATCCTTGTATGGCATCTTAGTATATTCCGAAGATAGAGTATTTAGTTTGATTTGTTTTGGTGTGAATCTATAAGTGCAGGTATGATTTGGTTGCATAACTCTATAATATCCGGCAGGTAATTCTTGGTCTGTTAAAATAACATGTCTTAGAGGATTGTCTCCTGTATCTATTTCATGCGTAACAACATATCCAATATTTGTCGGGAGTATGTTATTGATGGCAGGGGGTTGAGTGTCTAGCGATACCGTTTGTTCAACTGTTATTGCAGTTCCCGAAGTAGAACCGGCAACTCCATATTCAGTTCCTTTTTCGGAAACTAAATAACATCCTGTTAAATCTTTAACATAATCTAAATACGGATAGTCGGATGAGTTTAGAATATATTTGTAGGTGCTAGTTCCCGAAGGCCCACTTGGATTTGATGATTCTTTTGTAGGTAGTTTAACTCTTAACTTGAATCCCATGTATATTCCCTCGGCATCTGTAGCCGCAGTAGAAGTTTCAGTATCAGTTCCGTTATTATCAGTTCCAAATAGATGCCTATATCTATTTGGTCGAATAGAAAGACCCATATTTAATAAAGTTCCCCCTGTATAACTTCTTAAGTGAGTATTGTCATTAGGAGGGAATACAGTTCCCGAAGAAGTCATTGGTTCAGTGACTCCACTATCAACATTAAATCTATCAAATACAACACCAAAGATACCGTATTGTAAAAAGGCATCACTAGTAGCACTGCCTTCACTAGAGTATGGTAGTGCGTCTAAAGCCTTGAAGTATAAACTTGAATGTGCAGTTTTATCTGTGCTTAATGATTCGGAACCGAAGGTAAAAGGTAGCACCAAATTACTGAAATGGTGGGTAGCATCAACTCCTGTGCTAGCACCGTGATTAGTTGGGCCTGTAAAAGCCTCTGTCATCTTTTCAGTAAATGCAGTGCTAGTATATATTCCTCCATGCAATAGTCCTTTTAACGGGTGTGGGTTTTTCAATAGTTGATTAAATGAGTCAGTTTCACCATGACCTGTAACAAGACTTGAATGTGGTTTTGCTATGAATACTCCGCCACTAGTAGCAAACGACGAATTA